ATGTATTTGGTACTTGTTCATCATTCCATACACCCCATTCAGTAGTGAACGGAGAAATAAATCTTGTATCAAAAAATGTTCTTGCTACTTGTCTTTTCATTAAAAAATAGTTATAAACAAATTCAGCCACCTTTGGTTCAATGGCTTCTTTTATCACTAGATAGTTATTCTTTTCAAAACTCATAATCTTTTTACTCCTTCTATTATCATATTTCTTACTGCCTGTATGTTAAAATGTATAAACCTAAATGGTTCTACACCATCATCAACGGCATATTGATGTGGCATATATGAATTAAAAAATATCATTGTACCAGGTTTCGGCCTATAATTCACTATATCTTGGCCAAAAGACACTTGTGATTTATCTTTTAATGGTAGTTTAGTCATCAAAGCTCCTGGTCTTGGATCGTGAAATAATGGAAAAGATGTTTTTTCAGAACACTTTAGAAAATAAAATCCTGATATATGGTTATCCCAATGAATATGTGTGTCGTGATGGCCACCACCATTTTTAGAAAACTCTTGTACCCAAAATTCAGTAAAGAACATTGTATATTGTTTCATATCAAAACCTTGGCCGTCCATTATATTCCAAGCTGTATTACCAATATAGTCTTGTATATCTTTTAGGCCTGGATCGTTTTGAAGTGGGCCAGAATGATAAGACATACCGTGGTCTTTCACTTTAGCAAAATCTTTTTTACCTAAAAACTTTTCTCTTTCTTTCATTTTAGGTTTTTCTCTATCGTAGGCCTCTTTTATATATCGATCACAAACTTTGTTTGTTGAATTTAACCATTCAGGTTTATCAATTACATAAATTGGGCAGCCAAAATACACATCTGTTCTTAAATCATTACCATTTGTTACTATTGCCATAATATACTCCTATTATCTAAACGGATATCCTAGATTCCACATTACTAAAGAATATCTAGTTCCTTTTGTTACTGGTGTTACACGATGCCATACAAAACTTGGAAAAACAATTATAGAACCACGAGGTCGTATTTCAATACACTCTTTTGTAGTCTTGCCTTTTGTCCATTCTGTATCCATTGAATTTCTAAAATCAAATTCTAAATTTCCTCCAACATATTCCGATGGGTCAACTAAAGAAACTGTTACTGATAATTTTCTTATTTTACCGTGATCTGGTGGCCAAGTGCCATCTGCATTTTGAGGTCGTTGATAAGGTTGATCCCAACTATCACAATGCCAGCCATAATATTGGCCAATTCCATATTTTGTAAATTGAGATGATTCAGTCCAATCCCAATCAAAGTTCCAACCTGCTAATCTATTTGCATCGTGAATATAAGGTTGAATCTCTTTATAGATCCAACGATCATTCATCCAAACAATATCGGATTTTCTTTTCTTTTGAATATTCTTTACGTCTTTTTTATCTAACTTACCTTTTGTTTTAATAATATTTTCAACACCACCTGTAACGGCCATTTCGGCTTGATGTTTTTTACCGTAATTGAGAATGTCATCACACAATTTTGGTGACAACGCTGATTGAAAATAGTAGTAGTAGTTTTTTAGATTCATTATGTAATTTCTATTTCATTAATATAACATATTTATAAGCTTTTGTAAAGCGATTTTTCTTATTGGAATTTGTATCTTATTATAATTATACCTTTACCACCATTACCACCCCATCCTGCAGATGCTGGTAATGGACTTCCATATCTTCCTCCACCTCCTCCACCTCCTCCAGTGTTAGCTGCTCCACTACAACCAGATCCAAAATTAGCTCCATATCCTCTGCCTCCACCACCTGGCCCTCCTGCTCCTCCTGTTGATGACGGTCCTTGATAAAATCCACCTCCACCTCCACCTGCATAAGTTGTAGGAGTACCTGATATACTATTTGTTGAACCATTTCCTCCAGCGCCTGCTGAAGAACAATTAGGAGCATCAAAACCTGCTGATCCTGCTCCACCACCACCTCCTCCTCCTTGAGCTGGTGAGGATGTTCCACCGACTCCTCCTGGATTTCCTTGCGGAGGACTTACTGGCGGAGTATTACCTGTTCCTCTAGTGCCTGCATAACTTGATCCACCTCCTGAACCTCCAGAACCTGCTGCGGGAGAGTTACCATAATTTGCTCCGCCGCCTCCACCTGTTGAAGTAATTGTTGAAAATACTGAATTGCTTCCTGCGCCACCATTTGTTGCTGAACTTGGCGAAGGAGTTATAGTACCTTGAGAGCCTCCAGCTCCTACTGTAATTGGATAAGTTGTTGCTGTTACAGGAAAAGATCCAGCATTACATCCTGGACTTGGAAAAGTTGTACGATAACCACCAGCTCCACCCCCTCCGGCTCCAGTACAATTGGAACCTCCTCCTCCAGCTCCACCCGCTACAACTAAATAATCTACTCGATAAGAACCTGCAGGATTACCAGCACAAGAAACAACAAAAGTACTATCACCTGTAAATGTATGAATTTTAAAAGAACCTGAAGTTGTTACTGTACCACCTGTAGCGGCCACATATTGAACAACTTGTAAATCGGCCACATTTGACTCAGTAACGTATTCCCATCCACGAGTAACATCAACATAAACTAAAACAACCGAAGCTCTATTCGTAGAAATTAAACTGTTGTTTGCTACACCTTGAATGTTATGACCATTTCTACCTATCGTTAAATTAAAAGTAGCAAAAGTGCCAGCGTAATCTTTGATTGCTATTGTATCGCCTCTTGTTGCTGATACTGGCAAAGTAAATGTGTGAGCTGCTGATGTAGTGTTGATAAAATAACCTCTACCGGCCACGCCAGTAGTACCTGTTGAACCATCTGCCACTATGACTGATTGCCAATCTAAAGCGTTGATGTTTGCTGAACCACCTAATGAAACCGAAGTGCTATTAATTGTTACTGATGAATTGGCTAATTTAGCATTTGCTATAGAACCGGCCAGTTTAGCGGCCGTTATAGAGTTGTCAGCAATATCTACTGCTGCTACTGAGCAATCTACTAATGCTTTTGAACCTATTTTTGAAATTGCCATATTCTAAAATCTTTCTTCTATTTATAATTAATATTTATTGAAATTTGTATCGTATTATCACTATGCCTTTACCGCCAGCACCTCCAGCAGGATAACTTGATGGTCCATAACTAGAAGCTCCTCCACCTCCTCCTGTATTAGATGTACCTGCCGTTCCTTGATTGCCGCCTGGAGGACCACCTGTCCCTCCCCCACCAGTTCCACCTGTTCCTGGAGTTCCTCCTGGAGAAGGAGATCCTTGTGGAGCTCCGCCTCCACCTCCAGCGTAAGCAACCGGACTACCTGAAATACTATTTGTAGAACCTGATCCACCGTTACCTCCATTTAAACCTGAAGCAGCAGATCCTGATGATGCTGCTCCACCTCCTCCACCACCAGCACCTCCATTAGGAGATGTAGATCCTGCTCCTCCTGGATTTCCTTGTGGAGGACTTACAGGCGGAGTATTTCCAGTTCCTGCTGTTTGAGGATAAGCAGAAGATCCCCCTCCTCCACCTGAACCACCATTACCGCAAGGATCAGGAGCACCACCACCCCTACCCCCTCCAGCAGATGTAATAGTTGAAAATATTGAAGGACTACCAGCATTTGCTGAAAAAGAACCAGGAGCACTACCTCCACCACCTACTGTAATTGGATATGTTATTGCTGTTATTGGAAAAGATCCTGCATTACAACCTGGACTTGGAAAAGTTGTACGATAACCACCAGCACCACCTCCACCTGCATAACTTTGACCTGCTCCTCCTCCTGCCACAACCAAATAATCTACATTAGCTGGCCCACCTGTAGGTGCCACAGGACTATTACCTAATTGAGAAACAACAAAAGTTCCATCACCCGTGAATGTATGAATCTTAAAATTACCTGAAGTTGTTACTGTACCGCCTGTTGCTGAAGTAAATAACGCCTGACCTAAATTTGCCACATTAGATTCTTCCACAAATTCCCATCCACGAGTTACATCAACATAAACTAATACAACACTGGCCCTATTCGTAGAAATTAAAGAATTATTGGCTACGCCTTGAATGTTATGGCCATTACGAGCAATTGTTAAATTGTAAGTAGCAAAAGTACCGGCATAATCTTTGATTGATATATTATCACCTCTTGTTGCCGATACAGGTAGTGTAAACGTATGAGCCGCTGAAGTTGTATTAATAAAATAACCACGGCCAGAAACACCTGTTGTACCTGTTGAACCGTCAGCAACGATAACTGATTGCCAATCCACAAATTTATTATTAAATGTAGCAGAACTTCCTAATGTTATAGAAGTGCCTGATACTGAAACTGTTGTGTTTGTTAATTTAACGTTTGTAACAGCACTATTTTGTAATTTAGCACTTGTAACTATACCATCAGCAAACTCAGCCGTAGCTATTGAGCCGTCCGTAATACCTTTTGTACCTATCTTATTAAATGGCATATCTATATTTATTCATCCGTGTCTGTTGTTTTACTATAAACTCTACCATCTGTAAAGTTTTGTATAGTCGTTGTAAATCCAAAATCATCATTGGCATCAGCACCTGCTGGATTTGGAGTTATAGTAATTCTTTCTTCTCTTGCTTTTTCAGTAATATTCGTATTTGTATAAATGTCTGATTGCACAGTACGGATAACCTTTTGTGTACCTGCTGGCCCATATAGATATGTTTTAGCAGTAAAACTTAATGTATAAATGACAGCTCTACGTGTTGTAAAGTCACCATTATAACTATCTTCATAATTTACAGTGTTCAATATAATCGGCACATCTCTTTTAATGTTCATATTGGTTAATATATTTAAGGTAATTGTATAATCTGGTTGAAAATAAGGTAATATTTGTTCTACAATTTGTAGGCCATTTTCAGCCGTTGCTGTAAATATATTTAATGTGTAATTTATATTATAAGGTACTGGTGTGTAGTTTGTATTTAATATATTCGTTGTACCTGTTTTAACTGTTTTATATTTTTGCACTCTTGTTAATTTTCTTGTAGCGTCATAAGCAATACCTGATATTTCAAAACTCATACGTGGTAAAACTACAGCAAACTCTCTACTATCTAAACTGGCCTGTTGATCCAAACGAACCATAAACTTTTCTTTTGGTCCGTATGCTAAAGGAACACGTATGCTTTGAATTGATGTACCATTAGCGTCGGCCTTTTTAACTTGTATATTGTTAAAAATTGTACCAAAAGCTACAGTAAGTTTTCTTAGGCCTTCGTTATAGAAATAATCGTTAAACATTATGAGTAATCTCCTGGATCTCCAAATGGATTTGCTTCACTAAAATCTAATATATCATCTGCTGTTGATGCTGTATCAAATCCTGCTTCATTATCTAAATCATTATTAGCAGCGTAAGTTGATTGTGTTTGTAAACTATAAGTTTCTAATAAAATATATTGAGTTACATTATCAACACTGTCATCTTCTAACAGCATAGAACCTGATTCGTTTTCTAATGAAACTTGGAAAGCTAATTGACTTAAAGAATAAACGTCCTCTTTTTCATCTATTTCATCAACACCTGTATTTAATTCTTCTGAACTGTATTCCCAACGTGTGACTCTTAATTTATAAACTGGTAGATTTCCTAATTGAAAAAATGGTTGTTGATCTTCTACAAACTGTATTTCAAAAAAACTATTCATTAAAGGTAGATAAAGTATATCGCCTTCATTTGGTCGGCCTTCTTTAATTAATACTGTACGAGAATTTACTAAATCGCCAAATCTTCTTTTAGAAATCATAAAGGTAGTATCTTCACGTATTTCTAAACCAAATTTATTAATTATTTCTTGTTGGCCAGCAAAACCTTCTGATGTTTCAAAATATGCTTCAATTGGAAAAGCAGCATTAAATTTACTTGCTACATCTTCACCTAATATAATATCTTTATTAACAAGTGTTCGTGGTAAATAATAGACATCGTGGCCATACATACGTAGGCCTTCTATAATTAAATCTTCGTGTAGTGTTTGTTCAGCACGATTTCCTATACCATTGCCTTCCTGGAAATAATGATTTACTGGCATACATTAACCCATCATAAAAGTTGGACTTATTTCGTAAGAATCTCTTATTTCTTTTTCTAATTTTTCTATTTCAGTTTGTGCTTCTGTAAATAATTTTTCTCCATTTAACGTAACTCCACCTATCATTGTAACTCCATTAAATTTACTAAGGTTGGAACCCCATTGTCTTTTTATTTGAGACGTAACATATCTTTTTAACCAAATATCATTATACACATTTGGAAAAGAATCAGGATCTAATTTACGATAACATTCAATAATTAAATATTCATTTTCTTGTAAATCATTTGTCCAGTCCATATCAACATATAATCTATTATCGTGTTGTTGATAACGTATAGGTTTCATACCTACTAAAATTTGATCTAAGAAATCTAAATGTCTTAACACCATATCATAGTTAATGATTGATGTTGAAGCAAAGTCATATAAATCGTTTAAACGTAATTGGTATCTTACGTCAAACATATTCATATTAGCTTTGTCTGAAAATGGAAATATATTGATAACCGAAACTACTGATTCAGGACATACAAGGTAATTATTAGCTTCATACCAAGTTGTCGTAACAGCATCTTGTGTAACAGATTCAGAAAATGGAACTGGAGATTTAAGTCTTGTTTTATCTTCTGGTGTTAACTTGTATTTAAGGTATGTTCTTCTTATACCGTCATAATGGTATTGAACGTAAAATTGTAAGGCCTCATCTATACGATCTTCGACTTGATCGTTGTCCACATTTATTTCAATAACTGGTTTACCTAATGAACGTAAAGCGTATTGTTTTAGTGTTTCTCGTGTTGATGGTGTTGCCATTTCATACCTTTTTTAGTCTTATTTACTATATTTATAATAGTATTAACCAAGAGCAACGGCCTGTGCTATGGCAAAAGCTTTTGATGCCCTAGCGTCTAATTGTGTTTGAATAGCTGATGTTACACCATCTGTATAGTTTAATTCTGTTGCTGTTGCTGTTACGGCTACATCTTCATTAATTTTAGGAGATGTAAATGTTTTATTTGTTAATGTATCTGTTGTTGCTCTGCCAATTAAAGTATCTGTCGAAGTTGGTAATGTTAGTGTACCTGTGTTTGAGATACTTGAAATAATTGGTGTTGTTAATGTTTTATTTGTTAATGTTTGTGTACCTGTTAAAGTTGTTACTGTACTATCTATATTGAAAGTTACAGTATCTCCTGAAATAACAGAAGTAATACCTGTACCACCAGCCAACAATAAAGCCTCACCTAAAGAAATAGTTGATGTTGTTGAACTGTCATCTACAATAGTAAATGATGAATTTGTTAATGATGAATTTGCAATGTTAGTAATTGTGTTATCAGAACCACTGATTGTTTTAGTAGTTAATGTTTGACTATCACTTGTACCTACAATTGTTCCTGAAGGAACAGATTTTCCTAAAACTTGTGTTGATGATAATACTGTTGAATTATTAATTTTGAAAACTTTAGTAGAAGCAAGATCAATATGTTCTGAAGATGTAAATGAATCTGTGGCATCTAACCAATTAAATGTTTTATCAGTTGTTCCTTTGATTGTAATACCAGCTCCATCAGCTGTCACATCTGTAGGAGTTGCAACTGAAGCTAACTCTATATTTTTATCATCTACGGTTAAAGTTGTAGAATTAATTGTAGTTGTAGTGCCATTTACAGTTAAATCACCACCTACTATTAAATTACTTGTTATTGTAACGCTACTTGGTAATCCAATTGTAATTGTATCGCCTGATATAACTGTTTCTATTTCGTTTGATGTTCCTGAAATTTTTAGTGTTTCACCTAAACTTATAGTAGTTGTTGATGATGTGTCATCTGCTAATGTAAAACTCGAATTTGTTAGAGATGAGTTAGCAATATTTGTTAAAGTGTTTGAAGAACCACTAATAGTTTTATTCGTTAAAGTTTCTGTTCCAGCTAATGAAGCAAAGTCAGCATCAGATACGGCCGTATTAAATTGAGCAAGAGTACCTGTAATTGTATTATTTGATAAATTAATAGATTTATTTGTTAACGTATCTGTTGTTGCTCTGCCAACCAAAGTATCTGTTGATGTAGGTAAAGTTAATGTACCTGTGTTTGAGATACTTGAAATGATTGGTGTAGTTAATGTTTTATTTGTAAGCGTTTCAGAACCAGCTAATGAAGCAAAGTCAGCATCAGATACGGCCGTATTAAATTGAGCTAAAGTACCAGTAATAGTATTTGTACTTAAAGAAATTGATTTATTTGTTAAAGTATCTGTAGATGTTTCGGTAACAACAGTGCTTTCTAAAGCAATTGTAAGTGTATCTCCAGAAATACTTGTATCAATACCAGAACCGCCAGCTATCTTTAACGTTTCACCTAAACTGATTGTTGTAGTAGTTGAACTGTCATCAGTTAAAGTAAAATTTGAATTTGTTAAAGATGAATTTCCAATATTTGATATTGTGTTTGATGAACCACTTATAGTTTTATTTGTTAAAGTTTCTGTTCCAGCTAATGAAGCTAAATCAGCATCTGATACGGCCGTATTAAATTCGGCTAGTGTGCCTGTGATAGTATTTGTGCTTAAAGAAATTGATTTATTAGTTAATGTATCTGTAGTAGCTTTACCAACCAATGTATCAGTCGAAGTAGGTAACGTTAATGTTCCAGTGTTAGAAATACTTGAAATGATTGGTGTAGTTAATGTTTTATTTGTTAAAGTTTCTGTGCCAGCTAATGAAGCAAAATCAGCGTCTGATACTGCTGTATTAAATTGAGCAAGTGTACCAGTAATAGTATTTGTGCTTAAAGAAATTGATTTATTAGTTAATGTATCGGTTGATGTTTCTGTAACTATTGTGCTTTCTAAAGAAATAGTTAAAGTATCTCCTGATATTAATGTATCAACACCAGAACCTCCAGCTATTTTTAGTGTTTCACCTAAACTAATTGTTGTTGTTGATGATGTGTCATCTGCTAATGTAAAACTTGAATTTGTTAAAGATGTGTTAGCAATTGTACCTGTAATTGAACCTGTAACTATTAAATTTCCTTCTACTACCAATCCTTCATTAATATTAATTGTAGAAGAATCTGAAGATGATAAGGTTGTTCCTATAATTTGAATTGAAGAAGATTGTAAAGCACTTGTTCCATTACCTAAAAGAATTGAATTAGAAGTAAGTGTATTTGTACCTATACCTCCGTAGGTTACACCTACGACTTCATTTGCCTGATATTCTGCTAGTCCAACGGCCGTGGCACCGTCATAGACTGTACGTATAGGTATTTTTTCTATTGCCATATTTTATTCCTAAAAGAAAAACAAGGTATTACCTTGTTCGTAACCAAGTTGTGAACCATTATTTAGTGTAAAATTTGCCACTATCTTCTCTGGATCGGCCTTAAAGTCTAATTTTGTATTGTATGATACTAAGCCACCAGCATTTGTATAAAAAGGAACTGATTGAACAGGTGAACCATCAACACCGGCCAAAGCAATATTTTTAGTTACAGCACCAGATATTTGAACGTTTGAGTTTAATGGTAATGTAGCACCTGTTGCTGAAATTGAGATAGTTCCTGTGCCATCTGAAGAAATTGTAGCACCGGCCAAATCAATCGTATTGCCAGCAAGATATAAAGAACGCCATCTTTTAGATGTAGAACCTAAATCGTAAGTTTCTGTTGTACTAGGCAATACATTACTGCCAATTGATGTTAAGTCGGTGTTTGAACTATTAAAATTAGCAACAGTAACTATACTTTCACCATTTCTTACAAAAACTTTTTTATCTGTAATATTAACGGCTATTTCACCATCTTCTAAATCACTTGTAGTAGGGACAGCAGCAGCAGTTGTTGTTCTTTTAAGTTTTATTACAGTTGATGGTGGTAGTGACACTTATTCTCCTAAGTTAATAATTAAAATGTTCCGCCGTCTATTTTTGTAATTGATACTGAACCTGATGTTACTAAGAAGTTTGCTGTTGGGAAAAAAGCCACACCAGCATTTGAAGATGTTGCTAATTCTCCTGATATTCTTACAGTGTTACCTATAACAGTTGTATCTATTCCTTCGCCAGCTAAAAATTCAATATTACCACCTAATGATACTGAACCTTGTGTAGAACTTTCATCTGTAAAGAAAATTGCTGAATTTGCTAATTTAGCATTTGTAACAGCACTGTTCTGTATTTTAATAGTTGTAACAGCATCAGTTGCCAATTCATTAGCAGTAATACCTGAAGCTTTAACTCTTAAAGCATCAGAAGAAACTTCAATTGTTGTGTTATCAACGGCAACATCTAAAGTGTTACCAGTTTTTGTTAAAGCATTACCAGCACTGATTTGTCCAGCTCCTGAGAACTGACTAAATGTAATGTTTGTTGTACCTAAAGTAGGTATGCCATTAAATGAAGTTACATAACCATTGTCGGCATTATCTGTACCTTCTTCAACAAAGAAAAAAGCACCGCCTGTTAATTCGGCTGCTGTATCAGCATCTGTCCCTCTTGTTAAAACAAAGGCAGCAGCGCCTGAACCTGTAGTAGTTACAACGTAAATACCGTTTTGAACAGCATTTGCTTGGTCTTTAATTAAAACTCTATCAGCAACCGAAACTGTAACACCATCAATTGTTAAAGCACCATTAGCGTTAGCAGTTAAAGTACCAGCTCCATTACTATAAGTAACGGCCGCTAAAGCAGCTGTTGTAGCAACTCTTACAGATTTTTTAACATCTAATCCATTCGCTACACTGTCAACGTATGCTTTTGTAGCAGCGTCTTGGTCGCCTGATGGATCAGAAACATTTGTAATTCTACTTGAATTTACATCTACTGTACCAGTTCCTTTTGGATCTAAAACTATATTAATATTTGAATCACTACCAGAAGAAGCGATTGTAACACCATTACCTGTGGCTGAGTTTGAAATTTCTAACTGGTTTACGGCCGAACCAATTGTATTGAATATAATTAATTCATTACCATTGGCATCAGCAATAAAACCATCATCAACAATTTTAGGTGCTGTTAATGTTTTATTTGTTAATGTATCAGTTGTAGCTCTACCAACTAAAGTATCTGTAGAAGTTGGAAGTGTTAATGTACCACTATTACTAATTGAAGAAATTATTGGTGTTGTTAAAGTTTTATTTGTTAATGTATCAGTTGTAGCTCTACCAACTAAAGTATCTGTAGAAGTTGGTAAAGTTAATGTACCACTATTACTAATACTACTAATGATTGGGCTAGTTAAAGTTTTATTAGTTAACGTATCTGTAGAAGATTCTGTTACTACTGTACCATCAATAGCTATAGTAATTGTATCACCAGAAATAGTTGTATCAACACCTGTGCCGCCAGCAATTTTAAGTGTATCTGAACCTAAAGTTATATCAACTGTAGATGAAGTGTCATCTGAAATTGTTAAAGTTGTAGAAATATTTTGTGTTGAAGCACTTGTAATTCTACCTTGTTGATCTATAGCAATTACTGGAATAGCTGTAGAAGAACCATATGTAGCTGGTGTAACAGCAGTGTCATCTAAATCTATATTAACAGTATCGCCTGAAATAGTAGCTGTAATGCCTGTATCTCCAGAAATCTTTAATGTTTCTCCTAAACTAATTGTAGTTGTTGAAGAAGTATCATCAGCTAAAGTAATTGATGAATTTGTTAAAGATGTATTACCAATGTTTGATATTGTATTGTTAGCACCACTTATAGTTTTATTAGTTAATGTTTCAGAACCAGCTAATGAAACTAAATCAGCATCTGATACTGCCGTATTAAATTGAGCAAGTGTACCAGTAATAGTATTTGTGCTTAAAGAAATTGATTTATTTGTTAATGTAGTTGTAGAAGATGCTGTTACTACTGTACCATCGACAGCTATAGTAATTTTATCGCCAGAAATAGTTGTATCAATACCTGTGCCACCTTCTATCTTTAATGATTCA